GATCATCCTATTTACTTGGCTATAGTCAATTGGGTCATTGTCAAATCCGCCAATGACATTATCACTACCTACAGCACCTAGTACCATGTATTGTAATGCGTCGGCAACGTGTGAATATCGGCCTTTATCTGGTTTATCCATGAATCTGGCTTCACCCGTTACTTGCATACGCTTATACTTATAACCACCCGCCAGAGCTTTGCGTACCATCTTGGCCTTTGGGCCTACTACGAATGCTGGTTGTCCTCCGAAGTCGAGACGCTGCATATAGTCTGCTACGACTTCTCTCCGTATGGAGAAATCATTCGTGTACGTCGGCCAAGCTGTTATACCCTCACTTTCTAGAATCATGAAAGGTGTACGCTCATCGGTCTGAGCTCTTTGCTCTCCCGCGGGGTCTGCGTAGATCTCCAGCGGGTGGTTACCATACTCTTTATTCAATTTCTTCCTGAGAAGTCGACCAAAGTTCTTAGCACCCATATCTTCAGTCGTCAACTCATCAATAATCTGTACCTGACCCGTCGCAGTAATTCGTCCAATGACTGCTGCTGGAGTCAATCCGAAGTCAATACCTACATAAATAATACTGGACTTCGGCACATCGCCCAACACTTCACGATAATGAGTGTCGTCTTTATATTCTGGCCAAACTGGCTTACCGTCGCTCACGAAGCCATACATCCCGTGGACATATACGTTAATCCACTCTTTGTCCTTACCACCGCACATATTCTTGTAATAGTTCGCTGGCAAATTGTCAATGTTCTCTGCATGCTCTGACAAACCACTCGGCTGGTCATAGTGCTTCCAATTATCTGGACAATCTTCTTCAAATACCTTGTACCACCAATGGTCAGTGTCGGGTGGGTTTGTGTCCATGATAACGCCCCACCATGAAGCACCGCCCTGACGCCTCGACGGATATCGTCCAACACGACCTTGGAGCATGTCGACAACAGATTTTGGTATCTCTTTTGCCTCATTAACCCATCCACCTGTAAGCTCTAACGATAAGAGCTTCTTCACATCGTTCGGTTTGTCGAGTGCTCTAAACAACACTTCTAGATACAATAACGTCCCATCTGGTAATGGTCTAATTATCGTATGTGACATGTTACCTTGTGACCATGTACCGATTTTCTCTGGGTACCAGTCTGTCCATGTCTTTATTGTTGTATCAACTAATTCACGATAAGTATTACGAATTATAACCCATCGTGACCGTCTAACCCGATTGTGTGCTTTCTGTGCCATGGCTCGTAACATGATCTCATGACACATACCCACTGACTTACCAGAACCGATCGGGCCTTTTATACCACGTACAAAGGCCGTCTCCATGTCAGTGTCTTTATGGAGCTGTAGAAGTGTTTTGGAAGGGAAATACTCAACTTTCAAGAGCTAAAGCCTCACCCTCAATAATCGTCGAATACTCATCTTCTTCCAAGTCTACAGTTAAGCCATGAGCGATTAACTCAAGCTCATCCATATCGCCGCCAATCCTAGCCGAAATGTCGATGCTCTTAACTTCTGGAGTCGTATATTTCAACATCGTTTTTACAGCATCAAGCTGTACATTTATAGGCGCGTCCTGGTCGTGGGCGATGTCCGCTGCATGCACGATCGGGTGATAGCCGGGGTATCGGTCCTGGATCAAGCGGAGTAGTTGCTCACCCGTTTTGATCGCTGACATGGATACCTCTATTTGTTTACAATAATTCTATGAATTATTGTACTGCCTTGGGAGCCAAAAGTACATAGCAGGGGAGAGCAAAGTTACAAAGATCTTTGCTAAGGGATACCATAGAGGTTAATCCCGCGCTCCTACGCGCGTGCGCACGCGCATAATATAATGAGTAAATAGTACTTTTAAAACTTAGTTAAAAGTACTAACCAAAGCGCTACCGGAGCTCTCTGGAGTTAACCGGTCAGCGCCGGGGAGCGTCGTACGTAGACCTATATAAGTTAAAATTGAGCTACTCTGGAGCGCACCGGTTAGCTCCTGGGACTCTCTGTAATATAGTCTCTTAACCATCGTATTAGGTCTATGGCACGTCGGCACTAAACTCATAGCACTAAACCCACAGCGCGTCGGCGCCATGGTTGTTTTGTGTCGTAGCTTGACGTGGGAGGTAATTTGCCCAGGATTCCGGAAAATTTTTACTCAAAGTGAGCCCCGACCCTTGCGGTACAGCATTGACATTGACCAACGATCGAAAGGCCCCCTACATGCCTGCGTACGTCGTCAGGCGGCACACACGCACGTCGGCACGCAGGTTCACGTTCGTAAGTTATTGATTTCTATCGCAATATTGCCGCTATAAGTTTTATTTATATGGCTATACGAAATTTTAATTGTACTATCGCTTTTGCTCACGGTAGGATTGCTACTGTCAATCGCAATCCAGCGTTGACGCAACCACGGCCGCACCTTAGGTGCGAAGGAGATCGACGATGAAAGACTTCAACAACACTCAGCGCATCGCTATGCTCGAAGACGCAGTCGCAGCGCTTGCGGAACACGTGCACACCTTGCAGAGTGACAACATCGCGCTAAGAGCGCAGCTTGCGGAGGCACCACGTAGAGGCGCGAAGGAGCGCGACTACGGACCGAAGTCGCAACGTGCGATGGACGAGCGTATGGCGCTACGCATCCTCGTAGGCAGGTACCGCGATTGGAGCGTACGCAAGATCGCCGATGAATGCGGCTTGAGCCGCGGACAAGTCTACTCGCTCAAAGGTGGATACACCTTCACCGATGTGCATCGCACAGCGGACAAAATCCGCGAGCGCCGCGCACAACGCGCATAACGGACACAGGCACATGGACGTGCCACTACCATAGTCAAGCAACGGGCCGCGGTGCGAGAGTACCGCGGCTTTTTTGTGCGTGTAACTTTCTCACAACGGACATCGATGCCATGATATGCGTCGGCACCGCGGCCCGATGCTCGTCATGTAGCGCACGAAGGACATTGATACATCACACAAAGACTAACGGGACATCGCACAACGGCACCATTAGGTTAAATAGAACACCATTTAGTTACATAGTTACAGTACGATAAAGTTCTTTTATATAAGTATAAACTATGTACTTTTTGCGATACCGGTTTTTGCTAAAACACCATTTTAACCATATTTTATTTATATACTCTCTACTGTAACTATGTAACTAAATGATAATTAATAAAGAAATCAGATGCCGTAAGTTATTGTTTTTATTATGTTTGTGCCGACGCACTTCGTGGCAACAATCCCTTCACGTTGTAACTATTACTGTAACTATATGAGATCTATTACTGTAACTATTACGATACTTAGCATCACACTCTCCTTATATTAGGCCTTACTAATATATAAATAGTTACCACAATAGTTACAATAATATCCCATTTAGTTACTAACTTAGTTACACGTGGTTCTTTATACAAAGATTTATGAGAGATCTATCCCTCCTACGCATGCGTGCGCGTATAATAAATGTATGGCTAGATTATGCCTAATGACCTTAACCCTTAAGTTAAAGGAGATTATGATGTATCTTTATGCTATCAACATCGTATCGGCCGAGGTGCCGACGCGCCCAGATGAGTGCGTAGTCGACGTTCAATGGATGACACAAGACGAGAGAATCATTAGTGGTGACACTTTTATTAGTGACACATTGGATAACGCTATTGAGTGTGCGAAGGACTACGCACGTGAGCATGCACCAAAGGCTAATACCGAAGACTTTGGTAAATTTAATGGTATCTATGATTTTGTATCTAAAGGAGGATGTAATGGCAATGACGTTTGAAGAGTTCTATAGCACTATGCGTATCGGGACCGAAAAGGATAAGCTTGATCTAAGTATTGACGACAGTGTGGAGCCGAAGGAAATACGTGTCTTCGACGACAGTTGTTGGGTGAAGCTAAATTTATGGTCGACGCACTTGACATATTCTGTGCCAATGGGGGCTAGTGAGCCGACGTTCAGGGTGCTAAGGGACGCGGCAGAGTATCTGTATACCTATCATTACCTTACGGAGTGTGTAGAATGAGTGATGAGATTTATAATAAGTGCTTCGTGGATGAGCAAGGTA